ATATCTGCACAACCTTTTGAATTTAATTTTGAAGATACAGTAAGTTATAATCTAGGTGAAAGTTCTTTTACAGGCATTGAAGGTTATGGTTTTTTAGAAAATTTCTTGATAACTTTTACAAGAATAAGTACAATAACAGGAGGTGATGATGAATTTCCTACTAATAATACAGCAGGTGATTTTAATAGTTATAAAAAAAATCATGATAAGGTTTTATATCCTTTAATGAGTGTTGGTGATACTATTGCACCAAATAGAGTTGTATCTACCTTAGACTTTATACCAAACCTATTTATAAAAAATATATGGGATAAAATATTTCAATCACAAGGATATGAAGTAGTAAGTGAGTTTTGTGATAGTCAGTTTTTTAAGTCTTTGATTATGCCTATGAACTTTGAACGTACAGGAGAAATGTTGGATGATAAGTTTGGAGAGATTAAAAAAACAGATGGTTATGGAGAATTTGGTAATGCTGGTACATCTCAACTTTTAAGGTCTATGGGTGATGAAAATGTTAATGGAAGAAATGGTAAGATTGCTGCACACAATAATATTACAGCAAGATTTGTATTTTTTGGTGGTGAAGTAGAAGATAATTCTCCTGATCACACTGATAGCACTGATGGAAATGTAAGAGGCGATTTTGCTGGTGGAGCACAAAACTCAGTAGTAAAACAAGCAAACTCTGGTACTCATGAAGTAACAGCAAGTATTGATGTTAGACATTTTAGAGATCAAGGAACACATGGAGGTACATTTGAATATGTCATAAGAGCAGAACTATGGAGAATACCAGACTATACTTACGCAAATTCTGAAGATATATATGATGCCATAGATAATGACGCTAATTACAATGGCTGGCAAAGAGTAGATGCTGTTCAACAATCTTTTTCACAAGTAGGTAACCATGACACAACATCTAACTTTCAACTATCACATACGACAGTACAATCAGGTGAAGAAACATTTATAGCTTGTATAAACGTACATAGTATAGATTATCCACAAGGAAATGGTGGTAGTGTTACTTTTGGAATAAGTGGAGGCTTTTTAAAAATAGAAGGTTCACCAACATATTCAGCAGGTGACCCCATAGAAGATATAAACTTTTTAATACCAAAAGGTAAACAATCAGATTTTGTATCAGGCTTGACACAAATGTTTAATTTACAATACTTTACAGACCCTATACAAAAGAAAGTTTATGTAGAGCCTTTTGATTTCTTTTATGGTAAAAGAGAGGATGCACTTAATTGGTCTGATAAGGTAGATTATTCAAAAGATATAACAGAAGATTTTATAGATGATTTAAAATCTACAATTATATTTAAATACAAAGATGCTTCCAATGACGCTTTTTTAGAGAAATATAACAAAAAAAATTATACGGATTATGGTGCTTATAAAGAAATAAATACAAATGGGGTTTTTCAAGATGGAGAATATGTTATAGAAAATAAATATTTTTCTCCAACTTTTAGTTTTCCTGAAACACAATATCTAAATCCTGAAAATAGTAATCCAAATAGTAGAGCAGAGCCTACCATACCTATAATACATACTGAATACACAAATTTACTAACAGATAAAGAAGTACAAAGACCAGAAAAAGAGTTTAGTATTGGTGCTAGAATATTTTTAACTTTACCTGTAGTTTCTGATGAAGTAACACTTGATACTTTGCCAGTGCCTACTTTTTATCATAGTTTTCATCAAGATGGTAGTATAAACTATTCAAGAGCAGCACGTGATGAATTTCCAACTAATGGCAACTCTGAAAAAGGGGGTACAAAAGCTAATTTTATTTGTTTGGATAGCTTTCAACAACAACTTATAATTACTAATTATACTACTCCTGCTACAGCTACAGAAGATGTTGGCTTTGTGCAGTTTAGTATAGGAACTTATGATGGAGTTGAACATAAGATAGACCCTAACCTATCTTTTAATGATGTCAAGTTTTTACATGAAGATGTAGGTACTCATACAGGAAACAAAACTTTAAGAGGTTTGTACCATAATTTTTATGCTAAAATGTTTGCTCAACTTAAAAATAATCCAAGAGTAAAAACTATATTCTTAAAATTAAAACATAATGATATATTAAATTTTGATTTTAGAAAGATTATTTACATAGAAGGTGTTTATTATAGAGTAAACAAAATAGTAGATTACAAGCCTCACACTAATGAATCAACAAGGGTTGAGTTAGTAGAGCATTATGATTTAGGTAAAGCTTCTGTAATAGGAGATATAATGGATTTAACTGAAGGTTTAAATATATAGATATGTCAATAAAATCAGGCAAACTTTCTGCACAGAAAAAAAATATAGTAGTAAACAAATTATACTGTTTAGTTGATGGTGTATTGACTCCTATGGTATATACAGAAAAAGGAGAAGATGGTAATGAGTATTACAATGAGCTGATGATTTCTAGTCCTAAAAGAATAATACAATTATCATCAAGTGCACCAAGACATTCTTTTCCTCTCTTAACAGAGTTTAATGTAGCAACAACAACTACTACAGCACAAAAAGGCACAGTAACTACTTTTGCAGATGTTACTATACAACCTGTATTTCTTTTTGATTACAAAAAACAAGTAATACAATCAGGTAGTAGATTAGCTACTTGGGCTTCTTGTTATGGTGGTTTTATTTTATCTAATGGTACATCAAACCTTGCACCTAAACTTGGAAGACAAGCAGGAGGTGTAAATGAAGAATCTTCAATATATTTTGATGGTAATCATTCAGAAGGAGATTTTGTATCATCTAGTGCTAATATAACAATGTCAGGTGATTTTACTTTATTCTTACATTTTGTTTATGAGCAAGAAAAATATATAAGACTATTAGGTAATTCTTCTGATGCTAATGTTTATGTAGGTTTTAATGAAGATGCTAATCGTAATTTTCATTTTGGTTTAGGATCTGGTAAAACATATACAATATCAATGGGTGATGATGCTTTGACAGCAGACCCAACATTAATAACAGTACAAAGAAAAGGAACAACTCTAACTGTTAGAAAAAACAGAAAACAAATAGGAAGTACAACTGTAGCTACTGATGATTTAGTGATAGACCAAGTTGCTAGATGGGGTACTAGCAATTTAACTTTCGGAGGTAATATAAGTTACTTAGCAGGATATGATGGATGTATAAGCACTAAGTTAGTAAGTATAGAAAGAGCAATAATCAATCATTCGCAAAAAGCAAGATTATAATGGATAGCAAAATAAGAATAGAAGTAAAAAAAATAAGTGATGAAATTGTTGAAGACTTCAGAAAAGAGCTAATTCAGCAAGGATATTTTGCTAGTGGTTCTTTAGACAAATCATTTAAAGTTAGAATACAACACAAACCATCATTAATAAATGTAGATGTATTTTCTAATGATTATGCAAAAATATTAAACTATGGTGCAAAACCATTTTATCCTGACATCAAAGAAATAGAAAGGTGGGTAGAAGATAAAGGCTTTGCAAATACACCAGCAGAAAAAAAACAAATAGCTAGAAGTGTTGCAAGCAGAATAGCACAAGAAGGTTTACCACATCCAAATAAAAGTTTTTCTAAAAATGGTAGAAGAACAAGGTTTATTGATACTGTTGTAGAAAAAAAACAAGATGATATAATGCAAAGATTAGTAAAAGCTTTTGACCAACAAATAGAACTATACTTTAATATAATACCAAATACAATATAATGGCAGAGATTAAAAAAATATTTAATTTAAAAATAGTAGGCACTAACGACTTAATTAAACTAAGAAACGAAATATCTATAACTGAAAAAGCATTAAAAAAACTTAAAAACCTAAATTTGATAAGTTGTTTTCGTTTTTAATGCTGTTATATGAAAATGTTACTATTTATTTTTGAGTTTATGTATTAAACAAGGAGATTTACTA